GTAATTGGTCGATGATATCCATCAGCAGTCTGTCTATCATCAAATTTCTTTGCGTGCTTTAGTATATCTTCTTCATTTAACTTCAGCCTTTGCTTCTCTGCCTGAGCTTTATATTTCTTTTGATTTTCTTTATCAAGAGAGTTGACAGCTAGCCTTTCTAATTTTTCAACCTGCCTCTGGGTATATTGCTGATCCTGCTCCTGCTTATAAGATTTTTCAATTGACTTTAATTCTTCTCTGGTCCAGGTATCATCCGCAGTAGAGATACCAGGAAAATATGTACTGTGACTATCCTTGCACCTTGGATGATACAGGCCTCTTGCTATTGCCATACTCATTAAGGGATAAGGACCATCAGAAGCCTTCCCGCTACTCCATACATCGTCGATTAGGACTTTTCCTACAAAAGGAAGGCACTTGGGACAAGGATTTCCGCGCTTTGCTACGATAACCGTACTGATTCCCC